GGTATAAGCATTTCAGGGGCAAAAACGAAAGTAGAAGCCACCGCAATGATTGAAAAGCAATTAGCTACCCAAGGAATTGCCAGAAATACAGCCGAATATCAAACAAAATTAAAGGAAGCTTATAGTCAAAATGATATAGCTGCCTTACCATTAATATAATATAATATAATACACCGCAACAAGTGCCAAAGTTGCCAACATTTTTTAACCTAAAAATTCATTATTATGAGTTTAGTAGCAACTTTGGCGCTTGAATTTAGAGAAAAATCCCCTAGATTTGATAGTGCTGAATTAAGAGTAACCAGCGCAGGGGTTCACAATGCCTTTATGAGGCAAACCCAAGGGGCGCAGTCTTTTATCACCCCCCAATTAGCGCAACGTGCTTTTTCAAGTGCTGGAAATACCTTAAAAATACCTGTTATCAATTACAAAGATGTGACTGTAAGAAGTACACGCCCTTTAACAATTGCAGCAGATGAAAATACAAGTGCATTCTATACCGTAGTGTTTACCACTTTGGCTTATGGATTTGCAATGTATCCTGCCCAACATTACAACAATGATGTTGACATGCAGTTAGATTTTGATAAGAAGTACCAGGCAATGATTGTCAAAATGAAAACCACTTTAGAGGGTTTGGCAGTTACGGCATTAGATGCTGCAAAAACGCAAGTAATTGGAGAGGTGACGGGAGATAATAATACCTTTGCTTCAAATGTAGTAAGTGAAACGACAATAGCAGACCTGAAAAGTGCCTACATTGTACACGACCTTGACCCTATGATGCAATCAAATGATTTTGATTTGTTCGGAGGTGATATTGTCGGAAATCAAGGCTTGAAAGCGATTACTAACCGAATGGAAGGATTTGGGGAATACAACCAGGAGAACAAAACGCTGCCTTTTGCAGATAAGTTTTTCGGTTTTTCAAATAGCATTTCTAATGCTGCTTTGAAATCTGCAACAGGTTATGCAATCACAGATGGTACTTTAGGTATGTTGACCAGAGTTGAACCAGACGCAATTATGGGAACTAAATTAGGTACTTCGCATGAGTGGGGAACTGTTGAAATCCCATTATTGGGTATCAATTCAGGTTATTATTCCTATGAGGCAGCAGTCGATGCAAGTAGTGTAGCAGGAGGCGCAACCGCCCACCTAACCAGAACAGGTGCAAGATTTGTTGATTTTGCTTTTGATGTGGCTTATGTTGTTAAGTATAATTCCGACCGTTCTACGATTCCTTCAGGGATTATTAAGTTTGATGTACAGACGGCCTAATTAGATTAGATTTAATCAGACTAATCCATAAATCAATAAAGGGGGTCTTTCGGTGCTGTTAGCCCCCTTTGTTTTATCTTTTCTTATGTTCAATGTTTCAACTATTAAGGCAGGTCTTTTGGGTTTAGTTGGCTATCGTCAAAACTATGACCCAAGCGGTACACAATTACAAGCAATGACCACCAGCGAAAGCGGTCTATTTGTGAATGATGCCAGCGCCTTATTGACGTTTCAGAACATGTTGAGCGCAGCACCTCAATTTGATTTGGTGACTGTTCCAGCATGGAACAATGCAACAGCGTACACAATTGGGCAAATAGTGAAAGTTAGTAGTATAGACTATATTTGTATTGCTGCCAACACTAACCAAACGCCACCAGACGCAACCTACTGGAAAATTTATTACCCTTTTACCAATTGGCTACAAGAAAGAACAGAACAGGGAATTATAAGCCTGTTAAATAAGTGGGCAGAACTGAAGGTAAAAAGAAAGACAGCAAAAAATCTACTTTCCAGAAGTCAATTATTTGAACGCACAGGAAATTTTGTGGACCTAGTAGACGTGAGAGATTACAGGGTAGGCTTTGAAATTATACCCTATAAGAGCAGGGGGGTAATTCAAAGGATTACTAAGATAGGTTTGCAATTTACACAAAATCAGACTATTCCAATCAAGCTTTTTCAATCTGGACAAAAAACAGAAATACACACCTTCAACTTTGTTTACACGGGTGCAGGTTCGGTGCAATGGTTTGACCTTGCTAGCTTGGACGTTGTTTGGAGCATGGCAGGGGGTAATTCTTATTATCTGGAATATGATTTGAATGTAATTACTGGCAATCCAATCAACGGGGTCTATGACTATTCATTAAGCTATGAAAATAGCGGTTTCGGTCGATTGGGTTTGTTTACTTTTAATAAATTTTTTGGGGTTCATGGCTTCCAGACTACTGAGGCTTTGACCACGTTGGGGGACCTCACAAAAAACGCCTACAACTATTCTACTAACTACGGTATCAATTTACAGTTTGATGTCAGGGCAGATTATACAGACTTTATTTTAGAGCAAAAGAGCCTATTTGCTACTGCTATTCAAAAGCAAATTGCAGTCAATTTAGTGAAACAATTGGCAGCGAATGCAGAAAGCAGAGTAAATAGGAATATCAATGTAGATTGGCAAAAAATGCAGTTTGAATTGTTCGGAGATACCCAAAGCACAGGAAAGCCAATGGGTTTAGTCCATGAGCTTAATAGTGCTATAGATGCCATACAATTTGACACCAGCAACATTGACAGGATATTGTTACCCTCTAAGCGAACAGGGGTTAATTATAGTGTAGTATAATGCCATTTTCTGCACACATACAAATATTAACAGACTTTGAAAAGGAAAAGGATAAACTTTTATTAGAGGCTGTCAGGGACTTTGAAAAAGAAATTATTCTATTCAACCAGGAGCAGTTGCAAGATGGGGAACTAAGCACAGGACAGGATATTACGCCACCCTATAGACCCTTTACAATAAGCGTAAAAAAAGGAAAAGGGCAGGTTTATGATAGGGTAACTTTATTAGATACAGGTGACTATTATAGTAAGTTTTTCCTAGTCTATTTCAAAGATAAATTTTCTATTGAATCTACAGACCGAAAAGCCCTATCATTAGAATTAAAATACAGTATTGATATTTTGGGATTGAATGACAAAAATTTACAGGGAACTATTGATTTAATCAAGCCAAATTTTATAGACAGATTCAGAAAAGCATTAAATGAATAATCCAGTACAACCAACTTTAGTCACCCCTACCCTATTTGATAAGGCTTTTAATGAAATTGGGGGCGTTCTAACAACTGAATTAAGTTGGTTGACTAATGCTTATAGACAAGCTGAAAAAATACCTATCCAGCGCAATAATAGGGCATCCTATGAACCCCATATATACGTAGGACGTCAAGACTACCCAAACGAATATTTGAACCTGTTGCCAGATGAATACTTAGAAAATCATTGTTTTTTTTTGGTAGATGACGGGGTAAATATAGCAGAGAGAAAAGGGCAATTAGGTGATTTTTTTGGTACTTATTCTTTGATATTTTGGTGGGATTACAGAACAGCCCACCCTACTGACCACCTGCAAAGGACAATTGAAAACGTAAAAAGAGATATTCTAGTTTTATTGGCAAAAACAGCTTTCAAAACCTGTTCAATTACTATCCAAAAAACTTATGTAGAAGCTAAGAATATTTATAAGGGGTTTGATATTCAAGACGCAAAGCAGCAATTCCTTATGCGTCCGTATGGTGGCCTTAGAATAGAAGGACAAATTAAAATTAAACAGAATTGTAATTAAAAATCAAAATCAAAATGTATGGAAAAGGTATTACAAATTATATTCCAATTATTACCCTTCTTAAATGGGTGGTTCAATAATCCTATCAAAAAAAAAGCCCGATTGGTTCGCAAGCTGAACAGGTGGGAGAAAAAGGGCAAAATAAGCAAAGAAGAGAAAATGGAACTTCTGAAAGAATTAGGGATAGAATTGACCCCAACAATCCAGACAGCAGCCCGAAACCTAGAATTGAGCAACCCACAATCAACAAATTATTCCTAGATAATCACAACAGACCAGCACTAAATAGACCCGAATTTTACCAAATCAGAGAACTAAAAGCAATTGTACTGCATTGGACAGCGAACCTAAACAAGGGCGCAAATGCAAAAGCAAACAGGGACTATTTCAATAGCACACAAAGGAAAGCCAGTGCGCACTTTATTGTAGATGAAAAAGAAGTAATACAATGTTTACCGCTTAATGAAGTGGCCTATCATTGTGGAGATAGAAACCACCGAATTTTAAAAAAGGACGTGAAAAAATATGGGTACACTAAATTTGGTTTTTCCCTTTTGGATGAAAAAAGATTAACCCCAAATTTCTATACTATAGGGGTTGAAATGTGTGTAAATAGTGATGGTGATTTCAAAGAAACTTTAAGGAGAACAGTAAAATTAATTCGATACCTTAAAAGCATTCATGGTAATGTTCCTTTAGTCCGACATTATGATATAACAGGCAAAAAATGCCCAAAGCATAAAGTACATGGAAAGTGGAAAATGATTGATAAGATTGATTGGAAATTACTTTTAGAATATTGTAAAATATAAAACTATGTTAGATAAACAGATAATTGATAAGGCAATCAAAAAGGCAGAATCAGAGCAGCGCAGCCACTTTAGAATATTGGAAGCACAAGAGAAGGAGATAGGGGAAATATCAAAGCAGATTAGAGTGCAAAAAAAACTGATTATAGCCGCAAAGGATAAGCTGACAGTTTTACAACTGAACAAAGAAATGAAAGCAGAACAATTGCAAGAAATGAAGATTCGAGAAGCCGAAATAAAAGGCAATAGAGGGGCTTTTTTAGAAATGCATAAAACTACTATTGTAGCATGATTACAGAAAAGTTCAATGGTCATAAAATAGTATTATTTGATTCTATTGAGAATCTACCTATTAACCGTTTCCAAGCGTTTCAGGTGGCTTTGTCGATTGATTCAGGTATTGGTGGTGATATGGAAAGTGTGGGCAGTCATATAACTATGCTAGGCAAATATATAACCAGCGATAAGAAAGAAGAGGCTTTACAGCAATTGGCCAACTTTCAACAATCCTTGATTTTTGTTATTAGCAACATCAACCCCAAACACAATGCCTTTGCCTGTTTGGTTCATTCGATTGATGGACAGGAAAGAACAGATATTAGTGAATCTGGCATCAAAGAAACTTTAGAAATATTAGCAAAGCAAAAATTCACAGCAGGAAAAATAGGGCAACTGCTTAATACTTTAAAAAAAAAATTATTGTCGGAATTATCTACCTGTTTTCCTTCCTTATCTGGAAAAGGAAAAGAGTTGGAATATTACAGCAAAATAAAGAGTAGGGTTATTTTCAGTTTAAGAAAAATCCAAGGGGTTCAGGTTGATGAAAAAATCGCTGCTATTGATGACTACTTATTGCGCCTTTTACGCCCTAAAAGTTTTGAAGGTACAAACGGTTTAGAGATAGCGCAAAAGAAACAATTTGAGACAATTTGCAGCCTTATATCTCAACACATGAATATAACAGAACCGCAAAAATTAACCGTGTTCGGTTTTTCCAGCAGGTTGGAAATTTTAAAGAAACAATTGAATAAAAAATAAATTTTGGCCAATCCAATTAAAAATAGTGACCTCTATAATGATGACGGTAGTTTAAAAAAGTTAATAGCTGATTTAGAAGCTGCAACGGCTGCTTATAAAAAAATGGTGGACACTATCAAAGGTGAAGCGGTGAAATTGGAAGTTAGCTTAAAGAACGTAAACAATACAACAGAAGAAGGAAGAAAAGAAACCGTAAAAGCAGCAAAGGCAACAGACGAAATGCAAAAGCAAGTTGATAAGTACAACAAAGCTATGCAGCAAAACGCAATTGATATTGAAGAAGCCAAAAGAGCAGTAAAAGAACTTAACAGGAACAATAGAGCGCAAGCCAGACTAAATGCTTCCTTAGAGGGCAGTTATGATGCCCTTTCTGCACAGTACACTATTAACAAACAGACATTAAATGCAATGTCAAAGGAAATGAGGGCAGCAGGTGGTGCAGGGGAAAAACTAGAAAAGCAGACTAAAGAGATTTATGAAGAAATGAAACGGCTGCAAGAAGCAACAGGAAAGCATACTTTGTCAGTTGGTGATTATGCCAAAGCAGTTAGGGGCTTGCCTGGTCCTTTGGGCAGGTGGGCAACCGAATTGACAGGCATAAAAGAGGGGCTAAATGGTGGAAAAGTGGCACTAAGGGCAATGATTAAGCAAACAGGCGTTTTTAAAGTGGCTTTAGCCGCAACAGGCATAGGTGCTGTTGTTCTTTTATTAGGGGCATTATACACCAACCTAACCAGAACACAAAAAGGGCTTGACGCTGTTAATCGGTTCACAGCAGGATTAAGTGCTGTTTTTGATGTGGTGATAGATAGGGTTGCCACATTTGGGGGCGCTATTGTCAAATTATTGAAAGGTGACTTTGAAGGAGCTTGGACAGATGCAAAGGCAAGCGTTTCAGGATTTGGTACTGAAGTAGTAACTGAATTTAACAAAGCCAGCCAGATAGAAGGGGTAATGCAGGGTATCAAAGAAGAAACACAAAAACTAGAGGTACAAACAGCACGTACAAGGGCAGAAATAAAAAAACTTAATCTAGTTGCTGAAGATACGACTAAAAGCACCAAAGAGCGCAGCAGGGCAGCAAAATTGGCGTTTGGATTGGAACAAAATATACAATCACAAAGAGAGGACCTTATAAAAAGAGAAATTAAGGCAATTAAAGAAAAGAACGCTTTAGGAGAAACCCTTTTTGAAGATGCCCAAGTTTTAGCCGACAAAGAAAAGGAATTATTTACCACTCAACAGGAATCTATTGAGATTCAAACGACCCTGCAAAACAAGCTTAATACCATTAATCAAGACGGCATAAACAAAGCCACAGCAGCAGCAGCAGCAGACAAAGAAAGGCAAAATTCTGTCAGGGCTTTAGCGGTGGAAATTGAGAACGCAAACGCAAAATTGGGGGGCGCTGCAACAGTTGCCAGATTAGAATTTGATAGGGCTATTAAGAAAATCCAAGAACTCAAAACAGAAGCAAAAGACTTAGGAACTGACCTGAATTTTGATAGCTTAGAATTGATTGAAGAAAGCAAATTAGTTAGGGCATTGGATGGTATTTTAGGAGATACAGGCACACTACAGCCTAAATTAAATGAACTAGGGAAAATTGCAGCATTGAACTTTAAAAGCGGCTTAGAGGGTGAGTTAAATCAATCATTACCAGAAGATTTAGGTCAAAATGCTATTGCGCAAGCAGAGAAAATGCAAAAAGACTTTGAGAAAAAATTATTTAAGTCGGATGTAAAAGAGGGTGGTATTTTTTCAGCTTTAGGATTTAAATTAGGTGTTGATGGTGATGAACAAAAAGTACTTTCTGATTCGCTAAAATTTGCGAGTGACCAATTAAACCAGTTTGCAGCACTAAGGAAGCGTGTAGCTGACCAAAACGTAAAAAATGCAGCAGATGAAGTAAGTAGCGCAGAATCAGCACTACAGGCAGAAATTGCCAGCAGAAATGCAGGGTTTGCACACAATGCAGAGACAGCAGCAAAGGAATTAGAGACAGCCAAAGCAAACCAGCGCAAGGCATTAAAAGACCAAGAAAAGGCACAAAAGCAGCAATTAGCTTTACAAACCATTCAACAGGCCTCAAACTTAATTACAGCAGTTTCTAAAATTTATGCAACCGTGGGTTTTCCCTTTTCCCTTATCGCTTCGGGCTTAATGATAGGCAGCTTTGTAGCCAGCAAAGTAAAAGCGTTCCAAGTTGCCCGTAAAAAAACTTTTGGCAAAGGTGGTTTAGAAACAATCGGAGGCGGCACACATGCAAGCGGTAACGATACCTATTTAGGTTTTGAAAGCGAAGGAAAACCAGCCTTTGCAGAAAGGGATGAAGCACACATGATAATTAATAATAAGCAAGCCCCAAAATACAAATCAATTCTGCCTTTGATTGCTAAGAGCCTGAATGAGGGTACTTTTGAAAATCATTTTCAATCCATCAATAAAGCTGCCAATGATATTCCTTTGTTTATAGAATATAAATCTGATAACTCAAAAATGGAAGGGTATTTGGCACAAATGGCAGCGAAAAAACAGGAGCAATATTTTAGGGATGGTTCAGGTAATTTGGTGCGAATTAGAGGCAATGTAAAAACAACTTATAGAGCATGATAAAAGAAACCGAAATAGCAGAAGAAATAAACACTAATATTTTCATAACAATTATTTAAGGGTTAAAACCCTAACAATAAGCTAAAAATATCAAAAAGTCAAATGTAAAAGACGAATAGACAGGAATTAAATAAAAAAAGCTGTCCGATACACGAACAGCTATAAATAATAAGTAGTCTAAAAAGTTAGATTATTGTGTTTTTGAAAAATTATATTTGTTTTGCTAAATCAAGGCTCAAATGGTTAAAGATTTGCTGATACTTGTGTCGCTTCCACTCCTCAATATTTTCATATTCTGGATGAGAAACAAAATGTTCGGACATTTCAAAAAGCATATTTAGGACATCATTGGCGTTAAAGTGCTTTCGGGTATTCTTTAGTTTTATCTTAGTCATGGTTAGGCGTTTTGAGCGTTAAGAGATTGGAAAACTTCAATTAGGACAGATTTAGGATAAGAACCTACTTCACCAAATCTAGGGTCAGGCACTTTGTCTATAGGAAAGCCTTTCTTCTTACAGATTGCAGAAGCTTTCCTTCCTAAATTAGCAGCCAACTTAATACCTACTTTGATGCCTTGCAAAGTGCCATATCCTGCCACGGTGAAATAATCGGGGCGCGTAGTGGTCTTGGCTTCCAATAAGGTTAATCGCTCTTTAATCTCAATTTGTGCCAATCGCATAGCAATAATTGGGTCTTGTGCCATCTTTAAAACAGCCTCATTCGATTTTTGAAGTTTGGCTTCGCATTGGATGAAGTATTGGCGAGCTTGTTGACCCTGTTTGTTGTTCTGGACCATGGACAATTCTTTTGCCATGGAGAGGGTAAGGGCGTAGAAATATTTCTTTCCACCGTTTTCCCTATTTTGGGAAAACGTCACAAAGTGCTGATTTTCAGTAAATTGATATTTTTCAATTAACCGTTTAATCCAAGTTATGAACTTTGTCTTAACTTCTAAAAAGGAATGTAATTCACGTGCAGATACGCACTTTTGGGAAGCTTTACCAATTTTTGTTTCCCGAATTGGTACGAGTTGATTTAATACTTCTTGCATTGGTTATTGTGCTTTTAAGTGAAAAAAGAAACTGCGGTCGTTGCACAATAACCATATAGGTACACGAGGTACTTTGCAAGTTAAGGTGTCAGTCTCAGTCGGGGTAATTAATCCCTTCCTCTCTGACTGCCGCAGTTATATCTTTGCTTGCAAAATCTTCATTATGGGCATAAAAAACCCATCCTATATAAAATTATTGTGCAATACAAAGATACAATACATATTATAAATAAAAGAATCTATAAATATTCAATAAAATACAATAATGACTCTTTTTAAAGAAAAAAGTGTTAAATTTCAGAAAAAAAATAAAATTTGAATAATTACACCTTCACATTGACTTATGACAGCGAATCAAAAGTTGTTAATCCTAGTATCATCAAAGCAGGTGTACATGCTAAAGGGGGGGCTTTTGTGACTGAAAGAGAGAATGAACAAAAATTTTATAGAACCAAATTAAACGGAAAATTAAGGTTTCAACGTGAAAGCTTCCATTTTATAAATAACGCCCCTTTTGAATCTGAATTTATTATTAATGTAACTGAAAATTCAATTGAAGTTTTCAACGGTGTTTTTTATAAAACGGACTGCGATTTTGACCAAGACAAAGCTACTTTAGTAGTACAGCCAAACCCTTCAGACAATTATAAAACGGTTTTAGAGGGATTAGAAAGAGAATTTAACCTAGTAGAAATTGCAGAAGAAACCAAAGAGGTAAATTATAAAAAAAGCCCTTTGATTCAGTTGTATATTGCAGGTAGTAGTTCAATTAGTAACCATGTAATAGGGACATATTGGGAATTGGCAGTTGAAACGCCTGTTTTTGATGAATACACCCTAGAAAATGATTATTTTTTTAAAGCTGACTACCCTACAACCTACCTACCACCAGCAGACAATTTGCCAGCAGGAGCGAGTGGAAACTATCTTAATTCAACAGCCCCCAACGTTTCACAACCTATCGCCTTAAAAGTGTACACTAATGGGGTTTTCAGTTTTCAGCTAGTCAATGTTGGCGACCCAAACGACCCACACGACCCTGAAAAAGATGTTGTAGTATGGGAATTATACGAAATAGCGACCCTAAAAGTCGTTTTCACGGGCGTAAATGATGAATCTTTAGGGGAAACGACTTTTAGAAAAAATACAGATCCTAATATTACTTTTCAGGTGTTTTCTTCCAAGATTTATGCTAGGTATTTGACAGACCAAGCAACAGTAAATGGAGCGCCTACAAACGATTTACCTAGTAGTGATATAATTAGTACTGAACTGGGTTATAAATATGTTTTACCAATCAATGTCACTTCTATAGTTCCAAGCTCAGAAAGTGCCTTAATTAATCAAGGCTTTGGGCGCTATCCTAATAGTCTGACTGAATATTTTGTAAAACCAATTTATACTGAAACGCTTTTTCCTTTGAGCAGGTCAACGTGGTCAATCAATAGCCTTTGGTTTTATTACACCCCTACCCTATTGCAATTGGTGACTGATGGTGCAAAAGCCCAACTTTTAAAAGATGGTTATAGCTTGCATGGGGTAATATCTGGACTGTTAAATAATATTGATTCTAGTATCACTTTTTCTAATGATAGCAGCTATTCGCAATTTTTATACGGTCTACCAAATCCAATTTCAACAGCCTTTGAGCCAAAAATAATTATTACACCAATTACTAATATAACCGTAGGGGAATATGACCAGCCAGCAAACAAATCACTTATTAAATTAAGTGAGGTTTTAAACATGCTAAGGGGTGTTTATAAGCTTTTTTGGTTCATTGACAGCAGTAACAAACTTAGGCTAGAACATGTAAATTATTTTGAAAATGGGGGTAGCTATTCATCGCCCATAATTGGCACAGATTTAACGCAAATAATCGAACCTAAAACGGGCAAAAAATGGGGTTTCCTTACTTCTAAATACAAGTTTGATAAAATCCAGATGCCTGACCGTATGACTTTTAAATGGGGGGGTGATGCTAGTGAACCATTTAAGGGCTATGATATAGTTATACGCTCAAATTTTGTGGAAAAGGGGAACATTAAAGAAATCACTATAGCAAAATTTGTTACTGATTTAGATTTTCTTTTATCCCAACCAAACGAATTTTCAAAAGAAAGTTTTGTTTTGTTAGGAGTGACAGGAGTTGATATTTTAAAGGTTGAATATACCACTATCACAAAAGATGCTAATGTAGATTGGATTGCCCAAAACGGCAATTTATCATTCACTTATTTGCATGATAAATTTCACCGTCACGGACTGCCAGCCAGTAAAGTAACGATCAACGAACAGGACATTACAGCAAGCAGCGTACAGCGCCACAAACTACAGGAAATCAACTTTCCAAGTGCCACCGAACCAAACGCCATGCAGTTAGTAACAACTGCATTAGGCAATGGAAAAATAGACAAACTAGATAGAAATTTATCTAGCAAATTTGTAAAAGCCACCTTACGCCATGATACCGAGAGTTAACTATAATACTATAGGGATATACGAAAGTTTAGACTTTCAAAAGCATAGGCAAAGTTATGCTTATGACCGTGTATTCCCCTTGCCTGTTTTAAAGGATACACTATTACCCTTTCAGTTTGCCGTGCCAAACGGAAAAATAATTAATTCCTTCTTTTTGGTAAAAGTAGAAGATAATAGCGAAATAGATATTTTTGCGGCGGCAACAGGTGGAGGACTAGTAGTAGCCCCTGGTGATGGGTTCAATGTAGTGGTATATCCTGCCAGTACGGTATTAGGCACAGGGGAAACAATAGGACAGTATTATTATAAATTTACGATTGGTGGGGTTACGTATTATTCAGATATTTTTATATGGAAAGAGGCAACCTCTGACCTTATAAAGATAGAATGCTGGCATGGGGAAAATATAGACTATTCAGGCGGTCAAATAAGGTATAGAGCACCCTATAAATCGACTGTTTATGTTTGTTCGGAAATTGGTAAACCGTCATACCCCTATGAAGAAGAAGTAGAAGAAAGAGACGGGTATAATTTTCCTGTTCAGCAAACAAGTTACAAGCTACATAAATTTGTGATGATAGCCCCTGAATACTTGATTGATTTTTTTAGACTTTTTCGGCTACATGATTTTGTCGAAATCACCGCAAAAGGCCAGGTTCATTCAGTCGATGAATTGATAATGAATGATCCCGAATGGTTCAATGATGGTGACATGGCAAGTGTATTGATTGAGTTCAAAACAGATTCAATTGTATCTGTAAATGCAAGGGGGGTAACTAGCTTGGATTATACAATTGTACAGGTTGCCAATACCTGCCCCCTCAATATAGTCAGCAAACACACTAACCACATCACAGCAGCAGCAGCAGGGGTTTCAGCAGGTCAATATTTTGCCTATCTGGATTTTGCAGGTATAGTTGTCCAGTTAGATGCCAGCCTATCCTATTTCAATGACACCGAAGCCAGCGCAGCATTAACAGACGATTCTTGTTATGCAGTCACAATAGGGAATCCTTATGGCTTACCTAAGAACGCAATAAGGAAATTGAACCCTACAACTACCTACACTTCAGACGCTTTGGCAGATGCTGGGGGGATTGCTTCAGATGGAATATATTATGCAGGTCACGGGCATGAAAGTGCAGTACCTTATGGCACAGCATTAATAAATAAAACAGTATAACATGAAAAATATAATCTTTGGTTTTATCATTTTCTTATTGCTTGCCTTTGCGAGTATAGCGCCCGAAAAGGGGGCAGGAATTTGGTATTTTTCGGGCGTGCCAGACACCGCAGCAGAAACGACTTTAGGCAGCGAAGTTGCTTTTAACTATGCTGATAAATCGCTTTGGGTTTGGGATAGAACAGGGTCAGCATGGGAATATTTAAACAAAATCCAATATAAAGCAGGAACGCCAAGCGGAGCGCCCACAAATGGGAACATAGGATATTTTGACACTACAACAGGCATATTTTACAGGTGGACAGGTGCAGCATGGATAGAACTTAGTGAAGTAAGCATAGACCCTGCCAGCAGCCCATCTTTGACTGAGACAGGGGGCGTTTTCACGCTTGATTATGCAAACTTAGTGGCAAGTGATGCAAATAGTATTGCCCTTGCAATTGGCGCAAGTCCAACGGCTGTCACTACCTTGAAAGACAGTAGCTTTATTCTGTTTTCAGATGGTACAAACACTATCCAAGCAAAAGACACTTTTACTTTTACTTCCAATCAAACGGCAATAGTTCAAACGATTGGAGGCACAACAGCCAATGGAACATTAACAACTGACTTAGATTTATCTAACCTAGATTCAACCCAAACTAGCAACATGGCTACTAGGTTGACCCTAGAGGGGGCAGCTTTGGCAATCCTTAACGCTGCAATTTCTAGCAAACCGATACTAGCAACAATTGCAAATGGTTCTGGTCAGGATATACACGCAAAATACTTAGGCAAAGCCCCTACATTTACAGGGAATAATGGAGTTTTCACCCTTGCTTTTGATAGGGATAGTACAGATTTACAAAGTTGGCGTTTTGGAGGTGGCACAGGGGAAAGTGTTTGGGATGGTTCAGGTGATTTGTCTATAAATATTACGATTTCAGGGGGCAATATCAACACAGATGGAATAGATGAATATTTCGCAAATCTGCAACTGGTCAATTCTGGAAACAATGAAGTATTAAGCGACCCCAAAGGGCAGCTTACTGTATCTATTTTTCAAGAAAGGACCGCAACTGGAACGGTGCAAATCAGAGCATCAAACCTGAACGGGTTCAGTACTGAAGGTTTTAAATTAACAGCAAATTATTAATATGCTAAGATATAATTTTCTCGTACTTGCTTTGGTTGTGGCGCTTACTATTCAAGTAAGCGCACAATTTAGGGCATCTATAGAGTGTACTAATTTTGTACTTGTTTCAGATTCTACTTATACAGGAGATCTAAAAAAGTTCATTGACCAGACAAATAATAATTACCTACCATCACAGGTGCAACAGGGGTATGTTTTAACAGATGCAAATTTTAAGCTTTATGTTATTGATGCTATAAACAGCACTACTTTTTCTTCTTTAAGCGTGACGGTAACAAAAACCGAAGGGGGCAAAAACTTTCCCCCTTTTGGTACAGGGCAAATAAGCGAAAATTTGAAAGAAGATTTTTTGGCAGTTGTTCCAGATAATCAAAATTCTGTTAGCCCTGTTTTGAAAAGTTCGATTGAAAGCAGGAACTATAAAAAGCAAGCCGATTCATTGAATTTTTTATTAAACAATTCGATTGATAGCATTCAGTTTGAAAATGATAGTATAAGCGTTTACTATCACCGAAAAGAACAGGGCAGGATTAGAATAGGAAATGGCCTATTAGTACTAGATACAGCAACAGTTGGCAGCAGTAGTTTTATTGATGTCAGCTTTGATTTACCTATTGCCAATATTGACAATGAATTAGAAGTCATTAGGGATGGTTTTGCCTGTTCGCATGGTAGGGATTATACAATTGGTTTAGATGGTTCAGGCAACAGGCGCAGAATCACCTTTGTAATAGTTTTGATGAATGAATTTGTAAGAATAAAATTAAGAATATGAGGTATTTATTTTTAGTATTTATTTTTTGGTGCAATTTGGCTAGTAGTCAGGTTTGTAGTGTAGACACTATAGGTATCAAAGTGTGCGAATTCGATATAATAGAACATGTAATACCTGTTCATGTAGGCTATACAGGAACGCCCGACACCGTATTGATTGAGGCAACAGGCTTAGACTATAGTTTTGAACCTCAATATTTTAGAATGTTTCAGCATTTTATTAACCCTTCCAATATTAATACTTTTCATTTTCCTATTTACAATGTTGATAATAGTATTGATAGCATAGATGTAAAAGTTACCCTAATAGGAAACACCTGCAACGCTGCCAGTCACTTTCTTATGAAAACTTTGATTGTAGATGACCCTATTTGCTTTTGTAACGATTTTTTAGTTTTGTCAGGCACTTTGAATGAATCAAAAAATTATTATGCAGCTAGTTATATTACTAGTAGTCAGGAAATCTTAACAGGTAATAATGTTCTTTATTCTGTCAAAACCTATGTTGATTGGGGTGACGGTTTCCAAGTAGATGACGGGGCAATATTGGACATAAATTTTATTGGATGCGATTTATAACAATTATATTATTCTTAGGTATTTCTTCTTTTTTGGGCGCTCAGAATGAGGGCATGAACCCTGCATTGATTAAACCAGCACCAGGGGCAGGATACATGCTAAAATCTTATGACCTGTCAGGTAGGGCGAAATGGGTGCTAGTTACTGAAGTAATAGACACGGCTAGTATGAATAATTTGATAGATGAAAATAATCAAATGGTTGCAATTTCACCCCTACTGGATGGTTCAGGTGATACATTAGGAACAATTTTTATGCTGTCAGGTTCAGGGGGTCAATTATACATGAAAAAAGGATGGGGGGTTGAATTAAATACAGATGGATTAAGCACTATTATTGGAGTTGATACAACAACCTTAGATGTAAGATATTTATTACAAAATGATGCAAAGCTGGCAGGGATTGAGGCAGGCGCTGAAGTCAATGTGCAGTCTGATTGGGATGCTGATTCAGGTGATGCTTTGATTTTGAATAAGCCTACAACCATCACAGCAGGACAAGCCAATGAAATCACAGCGAACACGGCAAAGAATACCTACCCAAGTGCAGATGCTTCCAAGCTGGCAGGGATTGAGGCAGGCGCTGAAGTCAATGTGCAGTCTGATTGGGATGCTACCACAGGTGATGCTTTTATACTAAATAAACCTAGTTTGTTTGATGGTAACTATAATTCACTTTCAAATTTACCTAGTCTGTTTGATGGTAACTATAATTCACTTTCAAATTTACCTAGTCTGTTTTCTGGTAGTTATACAGACTTAATAAATAAGCCTACAATAAACAATCTTATTACAACTGGATTAGGTTTAGATTTAGAGGCAATAAATACAGAACTTTATTTGAATTTTGCAGAATTGCCCACGGATGACACTCCTATAAGTACCTCTTATTTTGTGTATGCTGATGCTACAGAAGAAAAGAAAATTTCATTAACAGAATTTAATGCTGTTATAGCCCCTACATGGGCAAATGTTTCAGGAAAGCCTACGACAATCACAGCAGGACAAGCAAGCGCAATAACGGCGAACACGGCAAAGAATACCTATCCAAGTGCGGATGCTACAAAATTGGCGGGAATTGCCACAGGTGCGGAGGTCAATGTAAATGCGGATTGGGATGCCACTACAGGGGATGCCTTGGTTTTGAACAAGCCTAGTCTGTTTTCTGGTAGTTATACAGATTTAACAAATAAGCCTACTATAAACAACTTAGCAAGCGCCAACCAAACACAAACGGGCGCAAATGGAAGTACTAGAATATATAGTTACTATAATAAAGGGCTTTGGTTTGCTTCTAGTGGTACAGGTAGCGCATTCACGGTGCAAGCAAAAGATATAGGAATTGCAGCAACAGCAGGAGGCAGTATTTTAATAGATGGGGAAGGCGGTACAGTAAATATTCAGCCAGCCAGTGGTACGAATGTGGGCGGATTTATGAAAAATATAACTACATTTGGACAAGTCGAATTTGAAAAAATCTTAGGTACAGATGTAACCGTTACAGACCCCACCACGGCAGGAAATAACGATTTGAATACAGCACTATCTAATATAAATAGTAATGTAGGAGCACCAGGTCAGCAAGGTCCACAAGGTCCAGAAGGTCCACAAGGGCCAGCAGGCGCTGATGGTATTACTGGAGTAATATTTCAAGAAACAGGAAATCTTAATTTCACGCTAATAAATGACGCTATAATTAGATTTAATTCAACGGATTTTAATTTAGATTCTAGCAATCCTAGTTTGTTGACGATTACAACAAACAAAACCAACATGCTTAGTACTAATTTGACAGGAAGCGCAAACCCATCTCACACTAATACAGGAACTTGGAGCTTACAGAATAATCTAAGCAATGGTGCAACTAGTAACCTTCAATTCACTAATACGCAATCGAATTTAATCTACGGAAAAAGCGGAATACTTGGTTCTGTTACCATAGAAGAAGATGGAGCTAAACTATTACATACCGCAAATATTGCTAATGGATTTGCAGAATTAAACGTCAAACAAGTCAACGGAAAAACAAACGTTATAGCAGAATTAGAAAATTACGCAAATGAGGCCGCAGCAATTGCGGATACTGACTTATTACAATTTTCCCTATACAGAATAGGGACAGATGTTAGAATAAAATTATAAATCAAATTAACATGAAAAAGATAATTTTAGTTTTTCTGCTATTTGCCTTATGGCAAACATCTTATGCTCAATTAAAAGTCATCAGTGGTGATGTCCACATAGGTGGTTCTAGTCCAACCGAAAAGCTGACTGTCAATGGAGCTATAAACCTAGGAACAACTGCTAATAGTAATGCAGGAACTATTCGATATTTGAGTAACGTATTTGAAGGGTACAACGGAACGGCTTGGGTAGATTTGTCTAGTCCTTCAAAGTGGACACTAGCAGGTAATAATATTTATTTCAATACGGGCAAGGTCGGAATAGGCGGAGCACCAGCTACAGCTTTTGAGATTAAAGACAATGGTTCACGAATGCGTTTCCAGCGTTCAAGTGCAATTGATGGAATTGTAATAGGAGATAGCGAGCAAAATTTTGCTATTGCAACAAGGGTGCAAGGAGCATCAGCAATCCCAATTAATTCTTATTTATTTTTCAATCACTCTTTGGGAAACTTTGGCGTTAATACATTAAGTCCCACAACTGATTTTCATATTCAAGGCGACTTTAGACTAACAGGAGGGTTTTATGATAGTTTTGTTTCAACAGGTTCTATTGGACAAATATTGACTTCAACTATTACGGGGACTAAGTGGACAAATTTATCGGAATTAGGGCAATGGTTAGAAAGCGGCAGTAATCTATATACTTTGGGTAATGTAGGCATAGGCACAACAACACCATTCGCAAAACTAGACGTAAACGGTGATGCCTTAATAAGCAGCATCGACATAGGCAAAGGGAATAATGAATTATCAGATAATACCGTTTTTGGCGTATTGTTT